GGAGAACAATCATGAGCATTAAGAAATACGCCAATGCCGAACACATCCTCCCGAGAGAGCTTCTCAAGGAAGTGCAGAAGCATCATTCCGGCATCCTTTGGATTCCCGCACCGGGCAGCTTTTACAAGGAGCGCAGACAGCTGGTCATCGCCCTGAAAAGTCAGGGAATCGAAACCGATGAAATTGCCAGCCTCGCCGGTATCACACGTCGCCGGGTCAATCAGATCCTCGCGGACCACCGAAAAGAGGCTGACGCCCGACAGGTTGAGGACTCTTCCGGTATGTAAGGCTTGAGGTGCGGGAAAACGGGCTAAATCTGCCTTCCGCCCCGAACCCCGAAATTTGGAAACAAAATTGATAAACCGGAGATGAGCCTTGGGCGTTACAAAAAAAGACGAACAGAATCTGGATCGCTGGCATCGGAATGAGGGCCGGACAGACCATGATCAGGCAAAGAGCAAAGCGGGAGCTAAAGAAGGAAACCTTCGCACGCTCAAGCATGGCATCTTTGCCGACCGCTGCCTGACTCCGGAAGAAAAGGTCATGTTCGACAGCATCATCGAAAAGCTGCACGAGGACTTTCAGTTCAACAAATCCAGCGACTTCCTTCAGGTTGAGCTGGTGGGCATCTACTCGGTGAAGCTGGTCCGCGCCCAGATCGAAGGAAACACACAGGCAGCCGAGAGTCTCGACCGGATGATCCGCTGCCACATGAAGGATCTCAAGACCACCAAGATTGCCCGCGAGGGTGAAGAACCGAAAGGACCGCAGACGTCTCCTGCCGAATGGGCCTCCGCTCTTCTTGAAAAAGTGAGTGAAGCCGCCGCCCAGAAGACCGCTTCCGTGAAAAAGCCGAAAAAAAGTTCAGATAACACCAGAGCCTCGAGAAGAAAGAGCGCGAAGGATTAGGCAGTTATGGAGGCTCAAGATGACAGGAATTTCAGATAAGACGTGTTCCCGGAAATTTCAGTTAAGTAAAATTTCTCAAATGAAAGGTGCGAACCATCGGTTCAGCATCGGTTCCCTCCAATCCTATGCGCATAAGACCATACATAAGAAAATCAACTTTATTGGCTTATGCGCACATAACGCCATAAATCCCAAAGTGGCCTGTATGGCCTTGTTCGCGCATAACGGCATATGCCGCAATTTTAATATGCGGCCCGGGAACGAAAAAGGAGCAGCAGGAGCCGCTCCGGATGTTCAGGTCAAGGATGCTGTCACAGTCTTTCAAGAGCATCCTCAAGTTGACCATCGACAAGGTGAGTGTAAATCTGGGTCGTTGAAATATCCCGGTGCCCCAGCGCCCTCTGCACGACAAGCAGATCACTGGTGGCCCCGTAAAGGTGGGTTGCAAAGGTATGCCGCAGGCCATGCGGAGTCAGGTTCTTTTCAATACCGGCCTTCCTCAGCCAGAAGGCTATTCGGTTGGCTATCTGCCGCTGGCAAAGACGTGTTCCTCTATTGGACAGAAACAGTGCGCTGCATGGCGTTGTGCTTTGCCGGGATCGTTCTTTCAAATATCTTTTCAGCAGGATTCGGAGGTCGGTTTTTATGAACTTGACCTGTACCACATTCCCTTTGGCTCTGACTCTCAGGTGCTTTGCATCGAGGTCGATATCGTCTGTGTCCAGCGCTTCAAGCTCACCGATGCGGATACCGGTGCCGAGCAGGACTTCGATCATGACCCGATCACGCATTCCGGCAAAGCCCGTGCGGCCTTTTACCTCTTTCAGCAGCACCTTCTTTTCTGAAGCCGTAAGAAACACCGGCGGCTTCTGCGCCAATCTTTTCATGCGAACCGACCGGGCCGGGTTTTCAGATGTAAGCCCGGCATCGGTTGTCCATGTGAAGAATGAGCGGACCGCCGCCTTCAGCCGATGCACCGATGCTGGGGATCGTGCTCCCGAGTCTGTGGTCAAAACCTCTGGCGAGGATAAAGCCCGATCCAGCAGGCCGGGTGTCACATCTTGGCAGCAGAGTCCGGGCTGGAAGGATTCGGCCACACAGGCCACCAGTCGCAGATCCCGCCGGTATGCGGTCACAGTCCCTACCGCTTTGTTTTCGGCCGACAGGTGGGCACAAAACCGCTCTATGGCCGCTTCCAGTCGATCACTGCTGTTCGGCATCGGTCACCTCCGTCTGCTTGCTGTGTCCCATCGGGGTGCTCTTGGGCAGCGGCAGCTCATCGATAAATCCGGAATCCTTGGCCCAGACCAGCATCATCCGGAACACGCGGATAGTCTTGGCGACGGTTCTTTCGGCCCGGGCATTGCCGTTTCCGAGCTTCAGCAGCGCATCGCATTTGAGGAACTTTCCAACCTGCGTGATACGCAGCTCCTGAAGCTTCTTGTCTTTGCCGAAGTATCCCTCGATGAGATCGAGGTCCTTCCGGTAGGTGTAGAGCGTCCGCTCCTTTTTGCCGTTCTCCCGAAGATGGTTGATGAAGGCGGCTGTGGTTTCATGAATGGTCATCTCTGTCATGGCATTAACTCCTTTGTTTGTGAAGCTGGTGGCTTAACCCAGAAACTCATCGATCTGCTGGAGCAGCTCTTCGACATGCCCGAGCGACCCGACGTGCGCCCAGTTGATATTCGATTGCCCGACATCTGCGGCCAGCTTCTGCTGAATCCGCTGGATGTACTCGGCAATGTTGTCCTGGCGCTTTTTGTAGGCCGTTCTGGCGTCGTCGCTGTTTTTTACCTGTTTCATGGGGCGTCTCCTGCTTCGGTTTATGGTTCTGCGGGACCGTCCCGCGTCATGTCCAATGACGCTTATATCCCCTTGGAAATCAAGTGTTTGCAGAGATGTTTCTGCATTAAAACGACAACCCTAAAACAAAGGAGCGCAACATGTTAAAGAAAGCACTCGAATGGGTAATCCCATTGACGCTGGCCGGTATGGTTGCTGGCTGCGCCACGTACAGGCCGCCTGAGCAGATTCAGTCGGCAACATCCACCCTGAACCGCTACACCCCGGAATATGTCCGGGAGGCAAACAAGGCTCTGGTCGAATCCAACCACCCGGATGCGGAGCGTCTGGTCGGAATCGGCCTGCGTCTGCAGAAGGCCATTGATTCACTGGATAGCTGGGCGAACACAAACCCGGAGGACAGTGAACAATGAAACAAATACTCGAACAAAACAGCGATGCGATCCGGGAGGCTGGTCAGGCACTGGTCGATATCGGCTCTGAGCTGGCGGCCGGGCGCATAGATGACGCATTCGAACGTATGGAAGCCGCCCAGCAGAAATACGTGGAATGGCAGGAGCTCGATCAGGCCATTCTGGATATCGAGGAGGCTGTCAGTAACAGGACGAACACATTGGCGGTCCAGCAGATCCTCACAGAGCTGATCTCCTCGGTTCTTGGAATTGCCATCCGCAAAGGAATGAATTGATGGGTGTCTCTGATAAGGAGCGTAGACTGGCCGAAACACTCCGTGACCCGGTTTTGTGGGGACAAGCATATCTCTACAACCGGGACGGTTCGGCACGGTCGTATTGGGACCATCAGAAGGAAGATCTCCGCTGCTCCCACAAAAACATCATCCACCTCGATGGCCGTGATGTTGGCAAGTCGATCGTGCTCTCAACGGATGCACTGCACTATGCCTTCACGACTCGCGGCGGAAAGGGATTGATTGCCGCTCCTCATCAGGGACATCTTGACACCGTAATCGAAGAACTTGAGTACCAGCTGGATCACAATGAAGACTTGATGAACAGCATTGCCATCTCGAAATACGGTAAACCCAAAATAACCCGGAAGCCATACTTCCGACTGGAGTTTACCAATGGCTCCGTGATCTATTTCCGTCCGGCTGGTGCGTATGGCGATGCATTCCGCTCGCTTCATGTAGACCGGGTTTGGGTAGATGAAGGCGCGTGGCTTTCCGAGCGTGCATGGAAGGCGCTCAGACAATGCTTGAAAACAGGCGGCCGCCTGAAAATCTATTCCACCCCCAACGGCCTGAGAAACACCACCTACTATCGACTGACCCTGTCAGAACAATTCAAGGTGTTCCGCTGGGCCTCTTGGCTCAATCCATTCTGGACGGCTGAACGTGAATCGGAGCTGCTGGAGTTTTATGGCGGCAAAGACACCTCGGGCTGGCAGCATGAGGTTGCCGGGGAACACGGGAAGCCTTCCTACGGAACGTTTAATGTGGAGCAGTTCAATCTCTGCCGACAGGAATTGCTGGAATATCAGAAGGTCACCATCACCGATACCGAGCTACGTGATTGTGAAACAGAGGAAGCCGCCTATGACCGGCTTGAACTGCTGCTCAACCTCACGCCCCGAACCGGCCTGTTCTGGATCGGCGGTGACCTTGGATATACAAACGACCCGACCGAGCTGGTTATCTTTCAGGAAGCCGAGGTGGGTGATCGCAGCATCCTGAAGCTGGTACTGCGCATTCACATGGAGCATGTATCGTATCCGCATATTGCCCAGACCATCGCACTGCTCGAACGCTATTTCACTCCGGCGGGTATCGGTGTGGACAATGGCGGTAACGGTCTGGCCGTCGTGCAGGAACTGCTGACTCTCGACAAATACAAAGAGCTGGAATTGGAAGGCCGCCTGAAAGGCTTTGACTTCGGCGGCATGACCCGGCTCACCATCCGCGATGGCAAGGAGATCAAGAAGCGGACAAAAGAGCTGATGACCAGCCTGATTAACGGTGCCCTCCAGCGCAAACAGATCATCTTCCCGTCAGACGATCTGGAAATTGAAGACCAGTTCACCACCCAGACGTACACCCTGCGGGACGGTAAGATCATCTACTCCAAGGGCAACGACCACATCATCGACGCGGTCCGCTGTGCCATGCTCATTCGGGAGCAAGGTAATCTCGACCTTGCCGGTGAAGAGACCGTTTGGCTGAAGCCTGTTCTGACAGAGCCGGTCTTTATTTAACCCGCCTTTCCGACGTTTTTCCTCTCTATCCGGTAAGTAACCCCAGTGTTGCCGTGATCGCCCCACAGCGGGGAGATGTGCGGCCGTTAAACCGGAAATAACCCGAGAGGATTACGTGGATACAAACGCCCAGCCAGATACCGTGCAGCCTGACAACGAATCCAATGGATATGCCATTGTGCCCATGGCTGCAGCGGCAGCCCTCGACGCATCAGCCTTCAGTAAGGTCAACGCGTCGGACGCGGTTCCGGCCACATGGGAAGAGCGAGCCAGAAAGGCTTGGGAATACTATGTCGAAGAGCCGCTGGTAAAGAACTGCGTTAACTCATGGCGCACGTTTGCGGTCGGTGATGAAATCAAAATCACCAGTGATGACGAGACGCTGAAAGACGATGCGGTCAGCACCGCATGGCGACTCGATGTATCGGAGTTCATAAAGGATATGATCCTTCAGCTGCTGGTCAAAGGCGATGCCGTTGGCTTCAAGCGATATGCAACTTCCGGTCAGGACATCGAGGAAGTGGTATGCGTCAATCCGGTTTCAGTGAAGGTGAAGTATGCCCAAGGCGAGCTTATCGAAGCCAAGCAGTACGCCGAAGATTCAGGATCGGCCAGCGATCCCATCGATCTTCCGGTAGATCAGGTCATCCACTTAAAATGGGATGCCCCGGGCTTTTCACCACGAGGCAACTCACTGGTTCTGCCCGCGTTTCAGGCCATTGAACTGCTGCGTGACTACCGCCGCGCCGAACAGGCTATTGCCAAGCGCTGGGCCACGCCGTTCCGCTTGCTCAAAGTGGGCGGTGCCTTCGGACAGAAGATGGTAATGCCGGACCAGCGAATGCTGGAACAGGTCCGCGACATGGTCAACAAGATGGATATGAAAAGCGGCCTTGTGGTCCCGTTTTATGTGAATGTGGAAACTCACGGCACCGACGGCCAGGTTCTCAACGTCGAGGACAAGGTCAAGGAGGTCAAAGAAGACATTGTGGTGGCGCTGGGTCTTTCACGATCCTTGGTTACCGGCGACGGTCCTAACTTTGCCACGGCCTCTGTGAGTATGCAGAAGATGATGGTCATGATCCGGGAGATCAAACAGGCCGCCCGCAAACTGCTCGACTGGGTCTTCGATGACTGGATGGAACTGAAAGGCCACGCCGACAAGTCCCTGCAGTTCATCTTCAACGACCTCGATCCAAGCGATGCCGTCGACTTCAAGAAGCTGCTCATCGAACTCTATGACCGTAAACTGATCAGCCGTTCCAGCCTGCAGCTCAAGATGGATCTGGACCCGGATATCGAGGCCGCCAACCGTGAGACCGAGCGCAAGAACATCGACCTGATGGATGAAAAACAGGTAAAGCCGGTCGTCGATATGGTGGTGTCTGGCATCATGAGTGTGCCCAGCGCCAGAAAGATGCTCGGCATTCCCGCTGATGGTAATGATCTCGATACTGAGGCCCACCATCACTATTCCGAGGGGCTGGAAGCAACGGCGGCAACTTCCTTGTGTGATGAATGCAGCCACTTCAATCCCGATTCCAACCGTTGCCGGGTACACAACAGCGAGCGCACCTTCGATTCCCCGGCCTGTCGATTCATTGACCGCCGGGAATCCTGATCATGCCTTCCGACCTTAAAGAACGCATTCAGGCGGCAACGCTCAAAAGCCTGAAATCCCGTAACCGCTACAACGATTCCATTACCGCCCAACTGACCCAGTCCCTCAACAAGGCTGAACAGGAAGTGGCTCAAGCCATTTTGAAATACCGCAGTCTGGGATCTCTGCCGGACAACAAGCTGGCTGCGTTGAAAGGTCTGGAAAAGCTGCAGGGAGAGCTGGACGATGTTCTGCGCCAATTAAAACGGGACCAGACGCTCGTCTTCCGCAAAAGCACCAAGGATGCGTTCAAGGGCGGTATCGCTCAGGGCATTACCGAACTGACATCCGCATCACTGCCATTCTATGCCGACCTCAAGCCTGATGGCATCGACAAGCTGGCCACCAAGGTATTCACTATCGTCGATACCAACGCCCTCGACTTCATGACGCATTACAACCTCACGCTTGCCGGTGATGTAAACCGGGAACTGGCCGACGGCATAAAGCGCGTCATCATGCAGGGAATAATAGAAGGAAAAGGTACGGATGAAATTGTCCGAGATCTCGGACGGGTTGTCATCTACAAAGACTCCTTCAAACAGGCCGGAACAAAAGTCTTCAGCAAGGCACAGTACCGAATGGAAATGATCGCTCGGACCGAGGTGTTGCGGGCGCACAACATGGGAAGACTCAAGTTTCACCAGCATGTCGGAATCGAAAAGCTGGAGTGGATGACCATGGGTGACGAGCGGACCTGTCCGGTATGTGGTCCGCTCAATGGTAAAACCTTCCCAATTGATAAATTTCCGGGGCAACCGACACATCCATTCTGCAGATGCACCAACCTTCCTGTGTTGACTAATGTCAGATTAAAGGCACCTATATAGCTAAGCCAGCTCTATTGGGCCGACCGTGCAGTTGTCAGGTCGCGTCCGATTCCATGCCGCTACTAAAGTATCACGGTTATTGGAATGCCATTTGCTGATGTTTCGGAAATACTGTTTCAGTCCGTTGTTTGGATAAAGAGGTGCCCCATCTTCGATGCTGAAGCTATTGTTTTCGCCGTTATACTCGACATGAAAATGGGGTGGGGGGTGTTCGTCGGCGCGTATGGTCACTCTCAACCCGCCGATGCGGCCGACTACCTCTTCATTGAGGCTGCGGAGCTCCTTCCCCTGATAAAGGACGATAGGTCCTTGATCTAGGCAGGATTGCAGCTCAGAAACACAATCATTGACAAACGCGATTTCGATCATTGCTGTTCATTTAGGCATGAAAGAATATCGTCAATTCTCGATTTCCAGCCCTCCAAATCCGCCTGGGTCGTGAAGGTAGCAAGAAGGGTAGGAGGTGCATTGATGTATTCCCTCTGAATGATGATACGGCCACCAGCATTTACGATTTCTGACGCATGAGTAAACACTGCCTCAATGAGTTGTCCGTTTTTGAGAGTTATCGCGTCTTCAACATCAGTTATGTTTATTGTTAAAAACATGTCGCCACCCTATAAATTATCGGATTAAAACCATAGCGGTGCCATTCTCTAATGCACTGCTGACCGAAACATCAGATAACG